ACCTTTGTCCATGCTGTACACAGCACGTGCACGCAGGAGGATGTCGTCCATGGCCGTCGGCAGAATGCCCAACTTGACAGCTTCAGCTTGCACTTGGCGATCGATCATCAGCACTGAGAGCTGAGCGTTGGCAGCTTGCAAGGCAGTGGTGGTTTCTGTGAGTTGGCCATTCAGTTCAGTGCGCATGTTCTCCACACGCAGATTGACCACTTCATCGACCTTGCCGGCTTCGATCAGTTCCTTCTCCTTGACCTTGCGATCGAGGTCCATCAGTTCACGATACTTGACTGGGTCCACGTCCTTCAGTTTGTCCAGTTGCTGCTGCAGCAGGATGTTGTTGTTGCGGAATTCATCGACTCTGGTCTTGTCGACTGCGCCTTCCACATCGAGGACAAACTCATTGCCCTCTTGCTTGTACATGCCTCGAATCGCTTCTGGAATTTCAGCAAGCGTGGCAATTTTGAATTTCAGACCCATGATTCTCGTCCTTCAGTTTATGGCGCGGCAGGCGCCGGGGTGGCAGCAGGTTTCTTGTTAGGATCTGGCAATGGAGGTGGTTCCTTCATGGACGCCAGTTCCTGTGCATCCGTACGTTCTGGATCAATTGCATCCAGACGACGGAGGTTGTACAACAGTGTCTCCTTACTGATGGAGCCATTGAGGTACGCTTCGAACATCACCGACAGATCCTTGAAGGTGATGCCAACTCCCAGAATCTCCTTGGAAAACTTGACGGAGACTTCACCGCCAGCCTTCATGAGTTTCGAGAGCATGTTATACATCATATTGGCGCCATTCTCAACGGCACCTATGATGTGAATGAGTGAAGCGGATTCACTCATGTATCTTAATCGCACAGTTTCAGCAGCTTCTGAACCACGCGTTGAGTTGTCAACCAGTCTGGCAGAGATGCTGGCCATCAGACCAACCTTGTCGGTCATAGCCTTTTCAAGAGATCCAAGGCCTTGACCTAAGAACTCCATGTAATAGGCTTTGGCTTCTACAACTGGCAGCACCCATGCGGCAGTACCACCGATCTTCAGTTGAGTACTGGAGTCAACGCCTGAAACCACAGGTGTTGGCAGACCGACAATATGGCGCCCCCATTCCAAGTCAGCACTTGTCAGATAGTGTGAGATGTTGATGGTGGAGATGTCTTGCATTGGTGGCTTGTCGATATCGATGTGAATACCCGACGCGCCATATGGCGTGAATGGTATGTAATCAATAGTCTGACCACTGAACATTGGTTGTGTAGGCGGCTTGATAACATTTAGTTCGTCATCAAGCACTTCTACGGTATATACGCCTGCGGCATCTAAGAAACAGTGGCGATACTGAATGACAGTCTTGGTGCCGAACTTGTCATTGGGAATTTCTTCACGCTCGTACTCACGCAGCAAAAGCATTGTGAGTTTGCCAGTACGATCATCTTCGTCCCAGTTGATGATGTTCTCGGCAAGATATGGGCAGAGTGTAGGTTGGACCGTCGCGTCGGTATCAGCAGCACCTTCAGGTGCATCAATCAGCACACCGTAACGACCCATGAGCACTACTTCAGTGAAGATACTGACATAGAACTCTGTGAATTGGTAGCTAGCTTCAGTATCGATGAAGAAACTCTTCATCAGATCTGGATAGGTAGTCTTGGGAGGTTTGGTTGTAGCCATGCCCACCATGGATGTGCAAGTCTTCCCAGTGATTGGAAAGAAGAGTGCACGGTACTTGTAATTGTCATAGTCAGGTCGTTGCTGACCAGACAGTTGTGGCAAGTACTTCACGCCCTTGGCTTTGATGGCATCTTCACCATTGAAGCAATCACGAATCTTCTCGTACACGGTCATGTACTTGAGATAGTCTGGATGGGCGAATTGATCTATATTCTTTGCCATGATTGCCTCAAGTTCCAATCACACCGGTCGAACCGGCAACAAGTAGACTCTTCAGTGCCCTATAACGCACCGCGTCATAGATATGATCATTTGACCCAGAATCCACGTCTTGTGGATTCTCAGGGCTAATTGGTAATTCTGGTAACTGTGAAACTGTATGAACACAGGTTCTCATTACTAATAACCATGGCTGCTCCATATTTCTTGTAGCAGCAGCCTTCAGTCTTTGACGTGTCAATACAAAACCTCGTTCACGACTGCCAGGTCTCTTATCAGCCTTAGTAAATCGAATACCCTTCTTCACATAATCATCATGGATACTGGCCATACCTTTATCCTTGTCAAAGATAGAGGTATCTGCTGGACCGGCTTCAGTACGCATTCTCAGATTGTTGTTAGCCTCATGGTCATGCATTTGCTGACCTAACTCAAAAGGCATCAACTTCAATCCTTTATCTTCTTTATCAGCAAAATACTTCTCACTGATAATTACGATGGATTTTCTTGGTATGACTATTTGGCGATCATTGATTATAGCACGAGTACCATCGCTCTCAGCTGTCCAAATGGTTGCAGCAGGTGCGGAGTAGCCATAATCATGTGATCGATCAATCTTCCAAGTTCTTGGTATGACAATAGAGTTAATACAGTGGACATTCGCATCCCACAGATCTGAGAATGCTGCACCTTCTTCCAAATCCCAATTACCGTCTAGGTAAGCCCTGGCAAGTCTGTCGTCACCAAGACCCATGATTCGATCTCCATAAGCGGAGTCGTTTCTCATCATGACGATGTTTTCGCCTGACTTAGCTGGCACGTATTCTCTTGACATACCTCCATCTTGAACTGGTGCCTTGAACACATGCCCTTCACCATGTGATACGAAACCTCTCTTGAAGTAAGCATGACTTACTCCACCAGGATTCGTGCCATATATGATCTTTGGCAGTAGATTTTTCCAACGCTCAGGTATTGGCAATCCGCCCAGACGTACACGTGTACGAATGAATCGAATCATCTTCTCAGTGAACTGAGTAGCTTCATCAATCAGCAAACAGTGTATTTCAGCACCAAGGTACGCATTTATATCATTCTCATGCTGCGCATGGCAAAGATATATCTGAGCACCGTTGTAGAAGTTGAATACCCCGTCTGACTTATTGAATGTAACTTCACCGTTATCAATGAACGGCTTTAACATCACCAGAAAACCATCTGGTGAGTACACATGGTTGATGTACAATTCCTTGTACATCCGTCGAAACAGGAAAACCTTCATGTTAGCCACTTCCATACAGAGGATAATGGCTAACACTCTCATCATATAACTCTTACCAGAGCCTGCTGCTCCACCATACAGCACCTCCTGAGCAGCAGTCATTAATGCCCGCTGCTGCTTAGGATAGAGCTTGAAGTGAACAGTCATGGCGTCCTGGTAGTTGTCAAAGTCTCCTGGGTGGTCGTGGTCCCAGGAGTACTAGCTTCAAGTTTCTTGTCCTTGAAGTCTTTGATCGTCGCCATCGTCTTGTCGTACGTGGCATGTCCAACTGCCAATGCGGAGTACAGCATCCACATAGCCTCATTGAACTGCTGAGTCTTGTACGTCAGCCATGCAACCGTAGTTGCAAGTAAGGCGTGAAATGTGCTGGCAGACAGCTTTGTCAAAGACATACTGCCGTCACGTGAACGAATGAGGTCTAACGGGCTCATAGCTACTCCTGCTTGATGTGGACAAGGATTGTCGTTTCAGCAGTCTTGATCGGCGCTATAGCCGTTTGAATCTTGTATTTGATGGGCTCGATTCGGCCCAATGTTCCACCAAAAATTCGTGCTGTCACTCGACCAGCTGAAGTGACCGGATCGTGGATTGTGCAATTCCCTGATTCAGAAGTCACTTCGATATTGCCAATTGTGTCGCCTGTTTCAGCCAGGAAATCCACGAATGACACCGTGTAGTCAAGATCATTCTGTGGATCTTTGACAATCATTGGCAAGTTTGTGATAGGCTCGATAGTGAAGCTCATGTGTCACCTACGTGGTTTGATGTAAGTACGGCCATAGGCTGCATTCACAACTCGCCCTTGTCTATCGCGAGCTGTAGTACGATTGCCTGTAGCTGCAATGAATGTGCGTTCTGGACTTGGTACAATTGAAGAGCCATCATCCACGTATAGACTAACAGATGCGAGCACTGATCTACGTGCTTGAATCAGCATGTCTATATCGAATATCATCTGGTTATGTAATGCTACAACCAGATCTAAGACTGTAGAGGCCTGACGACCAACTTGAACCGCTGCGTTTATGCTAGTTATAGCACTGTTCAACTGCGAGATTGCCAGATCTATCAGAGAAGATTGTGTGAATCCAGCCTGAATCTGCATGTTCAGGTTTACAGAGGCGGTTCTGAGCAATGCCACAGCCGTGTTTATAGATGCTTGGGCCGATCTTGAGACCTGTGCCGCAATATCTATAGACGTTTGCAGTGTGTAACTGGCTCTGATAGGTATGTTTATCGAGGTTAGCGCAGATCGATTCTGGCTAACAGCCGTGTTTATACTGGCTTGAGCAGTCTTAGCCAACTGAATGGCTACATCCACAGGTATTGAAGCTGTGTTGTGTTGTAAAATCGCCATATTCAGTGCGGCTGACACTGAATTAGGTATTTGGATCTGTAAGTTTATGGAGAACGAAGCGTTCGTAGCCGCTTGAACCAATAAACTGATCTGAGTAGATAGAGTATGTGATACAGCAATAACTGTATCGACACTTGCAAGTGCGTTTAGAGCTCTCTGAATGGCAGTATCTATTGTAATACTGGATGTATTACGTTGTTGCACAGCCACATTCAGCAAAGCTGTAGCTGATCTTGCCGCACGTATGGCAGCCTCTATACTGGCCGTAGAAGTGCGATTGGCTCTGATAGCCGCTTCAAGGTTGGCTGTAGCGGCTCTTGCTTGTTGAACAACCGTTTCAACACTTGTAGAAGTGTTACGACTAACCAGAATGCCAGTATTGACCGCAACGTTCAGATTATTAGCCGTACGAATGGCTGTATTTATTGATGCAGTGGAGTTACGCGCAGTTTGAACTGCTGCATCGATCTGTGGCACAGCTGTTTTAGCTTGCAGAATGGCAATGTCAATTGCCACACTGAGTGTAGCAGGTACTTGCACTTGCAAACTGATGGAGAACGATGCAGACGTAACCGCCTGAATCATTAAACTGATTTGAGTCGATACTGTAAAACTCTGTTGAATTGTAGTATCGATAGACGCTACAGCATTCAACGCACGCTGAATGACTGTATTGATAGACGTGGAGGCTGTTCTATTCTGACGAATAGCCAGGTCTATCAGATGAGAGGCTGTTCTTGAGACCTGAATAGCCAGATCTTCTACAATTGAGGCTGTACGATCTTGACGAATAGCTGTGTTAAGACTAGCAGTGGCTGTCTTAGCTTGCTGCAGAACTATCTGAATACTGGTTGTAGCAGTATTATTGATAGCAATTGCTGTATTGATGGAAGCCGCAGCAGATTGAGCCTGTTGAATGGCTAATGCAAGACTGAACGACGTACTGCGAGGAGCTTGAATCGCAGTATTGATGGATGTAGTTATCGAAACAGTTGAGCCAGCCGTGCTGCCAAATACATCTGTCTGAAGTATCTCACTAGCTTGAGGCCGATTCCATACATCATCTCCACCACGCGGCAAGCGCTCGTATGGCGTGCGCATGAGCGGGACAGGCGCTGCCTCAACAGTCAAAGTGACTGTATCAGATTGCACGCTTCCACCTGCGTTAGTGGCTATGACATAGAACTGTCGGCCGTTCATCGCAGCAGTGGCCTGGAACAGCAGGTAGTCACCTACCTCACCACTGATCGCGGCAAAACTTCCGCCACTATTGTCGTACCACTGATACGTATCTGGATTGGTAACTACGACTGATAAGGCTAGTGCTCGGCTACCTTTGACTGTAGCGTTCGTCGGTTGGCGGGTTACTGTTGGTGCAAGGATGGTTTCGGTGAAGATCGCCATCACCGCCACACCACGGTCAGACGAGGCGTTTACCAATTGTCCAGACTGTACACCTACTGTGCTAACGGACTTACCTTGTACTCGTCCGTCTAGTGAGGCTCCACCACCACTGCCAGTAATAAAGCCTTCGTCTGTCCAACCAGCCGCGGCGGTGAACGTGCCAGACTGCATGTTCACACCGACCATAGACAAGTATGCCGGTTGTGACGTGTTCGTTACGAGGACAGGGTCTGTAGGGTTATAACTCAGAACGTCGGCTTGGCCGCCCGCTTGGTACGCGTTGACACCCGCAAGACGCTTGACCGCTATTTGTCGATTTGCTACAGCGAGTGCTCCGAACGGTGTTGTGTCGGAGAACCAGCGAGCGGTCATCGTTGCCGCACCACCAGTCGCAATATTAGCGTAGAAATGGTGAATCCGACAATTGATCGCCGCTTCACGCTCTGATCCGATGAATATAAATGTGTTGCTGAGGTTATCCTCGAGCGTTACTGTACACGCGGCTTCAGAGGCCCAGACTGCTATGTGTGCCCAATCCCCCGTCGTCCAAGTGACGGAAACTGCGTAGTTGTCGACGCTCGGGTCTGCCGCGAACTGTAGAAGTTGTGCAGTTGAGCCGGCCATTTGTTGATCTTAACCGTGGGCAATCTTGCCTTGACCACGAAGTGTGCCAGTACTGGTAGTACTGCACGTCATCACGAGTTCCAGGCACGCATCGTTCTCGACGCGGGGTGCGCCAAGTTGCGCCCAATCGAACGGCACAGTCTTGAACGCGGTATCCAGGCCAACCCCAGTGCGTTGACGTGTGTAGGTGAACCCGAAGTTGCCTGCCGTACCGGTACTGGCTGAGAGGATGACGCTGTTGATTCCGCGAATGAACTTACCTTGGTCTGCAGTCGGAATCTGCGGCGTCAGTGGGATACGACGACCTGCGCGCAATGTGCCACCAACAGCGAGGACAGTCAGGTTGCCTGACGTACCGTCGTTATAGGTCACGTTGATCGTGGCATTGGACGCCGTGGCACCACCGTCTGTATAGACGTCGAGGAACCACTGGCCGTCGGAGTAGTTGGCATCACCGAGCCGGGCCGCAGGCGGGTTCAAACCTCCAGCGGTCAGGTTCAATCCAGTGACCGTCTGAGACGTGGTGACGTTAAAAACGAGACCACCGAGGTGTGCAATGCGGTCGTGCACTTCGATGCCGACGGCATTGGTGCCAGCCGTGAGCGACAGCCACCCCAGGTAATTCTTGACAGGGTCCGTCTGATTGTTGAAACCCATCGCGCCGGTTAGGGCCTTTGTACACAAAGCCGCCGTGGTCGGAATCGCGCCCTGGGCCGGCTGGCCAGTAGCACGCCATAAGCAGAAAATCTGACCTGCCACCGCACTGGCAAGTGAGGCTTTATCGATGACGATGCGGTCGCTGTTGTTAGCGAGTGCATCAAACCATTCGTCGCGGGTGGTAATAGCCATGATAGTCTGCTTGTATAGTTACAGTAAAGCCCGCGAACGCGGGCTTTACATCCACTCCTTACGGAGCAACTGCGGCTGCGGCCGAATCGGTCTGCGCATCTTGTGCATTGGCCGAGTCGATCGCGGTCTGCAGAGCAGCCGTGCCTTGATTCAGCGTGTTCAGCACACCGTCCAGGGCACCGGAGGCCACACCGCCGCTGGCCTTCAGTGCTTCGAGTTCAGCTTGCACCGCGACGAGCGTGTCCTTCGTGGTCGTTGCCACGAGGATCAGTGCATCGGTCTTGGTGTTGCCTTCTTCGACCTGCGCGGCCAGTTCAGCGATCTTGAGGTTCTGTGCAGCAGCGGCGGCTTGCACTTCTTCGAGAGTTGCCATGATTCGTCGTTCCATGTTGGCCTGAGTTGCTCTGATTCCCAGAAGCGCATCAAGCATTGCCTGTCCAAGTCCTGGGACATTCAGGTTCAGATCAACCGCGATTCTGAATAGTGGTTCCATCACTTACCCTTCACACAGTAAGTGACTCGTGCGGACTGAATCGATGGTGTTGTGCAGAAGCGTGACGTACCGCTAAGCACACTGTTAGCGATACAATCACATAATTCATTTGGCAAGGCTTTTGCACCTGCTACAACCCCTGAAAGCTTGCCGCCAGTCACAGAATACACTGTGAAAGTGCCAGCTAACGGGGTCCTGTAGATTTCTGCACCAGGAGCCGTGAAATCAGGCTTTGGATATGTCCCTGCAGCCAGCTCAATCGCAATGGCCGCATCCATTGCGTTGCGTGCTGCAAGTGTGGTTGGACTGTTCCAGATCGCCGGATCTGTCGGATCGTTGACGACTGTAGGGCCCTTGCCTTGTACCCAGGCAATAGCCTTTGCCTTGGACTCTGCTGTGACAGCATTGACATCGATCACTCGACGCCGTACGTATGTGTTGAAATTGTCCACACCGTACCAGTATGCCCAGATTACAGCCCCTACGTTGCCGACACGTATTTCCTTGTACGTGTCAAACCACTTAATGGTGCCTGGCGGCAATTCTTGCGTTCGGGCAAGTGTTGAGAACAGCGATAACACTGCTATCAGCACTAGTAGCAAGAAGTATCTCATGGCCACATTTCCTGACGCGTGACGATGACGTTATTGTCAGCGTCGACATAGATTCGAAGGCCGTCGGCGAATTTCACAATCCCCCACTCGGCCATGTACCGCGTTCCGTCTGCAGCTGGCTTGTTCGCACGGCGTCGACCAAGCTCCACACCTTCCGCCACGAGGTCTGGCATGAGTATGAGCTTGGTTTGACCGTTTGTAGCCACCTGGGCAGTACCCTCCGGGAGTTGGGCTTCCGTCTTCTCGAAGGGTACTTGCTGCATTTAGATCTCGTCCCAGGCAATGGTGACCGTTTCGGAGGCTGTCAGACCACCGCTCGCGGAGGGGGTCACTTCAGCCAGCATCACCAGGTGGTCACCCTTCTCACCTGTGGATGTGAATGGACCCGCACCAAGTGACAGTGGTAATCCAGACGTGTACGTGAAGAGATTGGCATAGCCCGTCGACGCCGTGCCTTCAGCAGGAGTGCTGTAGGCAGTGACTGCCTTCGCCCAGACATTCACGCCGGTACCCAGACCACTCGAACCATCGCTGTACGCGACCAGGTTGGTGATTTGGGTGTACGTACCGCCTGAGACGTTGACGCGAAGCCACTTCTCGAACGACCAATCCGAGCCAGCGCCCGGCTTGACCATCGGATTGACCAGGTCGACTGTGGCATTGTCTGCGTTCTTGAAACGCACCGTGCCACTGGTCTTGTCGGTGGTGGTCGGACCAGCACCGTTCTTTTCCAGAATTTGGACTGTTGCTGCCATGATTTACCTTTTCTGCATTAGCGATCTGAGCTCATACTCAAGAATGATCGCCTTTTCAGACAAGTTCTTGATTTGAGCGTCTCTGTCGGATTGGGAGCGTTCCAGGTTCCCCATCCTCAACTCGTTCGTAGCAGCAACGGTATTGTTTTTCTGAATCGCATCTTCGATCTTCGCCATGCGATCCAGTAGAGCGTTCGCCATCCAGAACAGTCCTGGCACCATTATGGCAGTGATGGCGTATTGAATCACCTTGAGCAGTGCACTGTTGGCTATGTTCTCCAGCTTCTGCTCAGTACTTCTGCGATGGAATGGTCTCCCAGACTCACTCAACGGCCCAGGAGCCGTCTCAAAGTCATCTCGTGAGGACATGTCACTCTCCCTTTGGAGGAGCGACTGTCAAGTCGACACTTTCTATTGGCGCCTTGCCACGAAACTGGCTGACTTGAACAGTCCGGTCCTTCATCAATTGCTTGATATGAACCTTCTGCTCGTCCGTCAAGTCCTTCAGTTCAACGAAATGCCAGGGGCGTATGGAGACGCCACCTGGCAAGTCGAGCTGCCGCCCAACGTGACTACGGACGATGGTAAGCAGCGCCATGGCTCAGCCGACGCGGTACCACGTCGTGGTGGCCTTGCTGTAACGCCATGCACCGAAGCCGTTGGCGGTGCCGGCAGTGAGCGGGGCTTTGATCGTCTTGCCCGCGGCGGTCTGGGTCAGCGCGGTGACGACGGCCGTTGTGGCGATCTCGACGTATTGACCGTCGTAGGGGTTGGCCGGCATGGTGACGGTCAGAGCCGCGATGGTACCAGCAGGGTCGACGATCAGGGACTCGGTGCTGTCACCCACAGCGACCGTGGTGCCGGTGAGCGGTGCCTCGTACTGAATGGTGACGTCGCCCGAGTCGACTTCATCCATCTGAATCGTCTTGGCTGCCACAGCCGCAACTAACGCAGCAGTGGACTTGGCACGAGTTTGGACCGCCCAGGGACCCAGCGCGACGCTGTCCAGGGTCTGCGATGCGTTGATCAGGGAACGAACGATGACCGACATGATGATTTCCTTGAGGTTGCAGTGTTGATTATGTCAGCATCTAGTTGTCTATTGGAACAATGTCCGTGACATCAGTGACCAATGGCACTTCTGTTTCAACGACTCTTCCATCTTCAAGCGTGTGCATCTCGAACAAGGAGACGATGACACGACGCTCTTCTTTTATGTCTTGCTTCACTTCCACCGATGACAGTTTTGGTGTCACGTATGGCAGTAAAGTCTTGTGTACTTCGAATTCGAGTTTAGGATCCTCGATGACCTCAGTCTTGTGTGCGAGCCGTGCAAGTGACACAAGAGGATGGTAGTTCGGAAATTCACGCTGAATGATGGCCAGTGCGGCCTCGCCAGGGGTGTGAATACGTGCAACTTGGGTCATGATCGATGTCCGCTGTTGTTATTATAACACGGTTTGGCCCATGTGTACACTCCTTTGATCCAGGATTGACGTAAATTGATCCAGGGATTCCTGGGTGGGCATCCCGGGGAAATTTGTGACTTGTCCCATGATCATTGGGCTGAGAACATCGCACTAAGTGTGAAGAGCAACGCACATCGGGCATTGCAAGCCATATACACTGTTTACCAGTGTAAGTTTTCAAAATGCCTGGCGACCTGGGCCCCGAGGCGGCGGGAAACAGGGGGCCTGCCCTGTTTTCCACCATGTGGCATGCACATCACACACTATTACATTTTGTGTGATACAAGACACACTTTTTGCTTTATAATATACTTGTAACACACAAAATTAATGAATTGTTAATGTGTTACAAGATGTGTAAGATGTAATAAGATGTAAAAGCATTGTACAAAGCACATCGTTACATGTATAATAGAATCATAATAACAAAAAGCAACAAATAAGGAAATAGTAGAAAGTTACAGATTGATACAGATCTTACAGATTATTACTCGATGAAAGATTTGTAAGATGTGTATCATGTCGATACACTCAACAGGAGAAATGTAATGAGCGAATCCACTGTCAAGATGAACATGCAACAACTCATCGAACTCGTCCTCTCCCAAGGGAAGATGATCGAAGAGCTTCAAGCCAAGATCCAACCGGTTCGTAACGAAGCTCAACGCGAGATGACCGACGACGATGCTCGAAGGATCATGACCGGAGACCTCAAGGACATGAAGCACAAGGAGGCAGCAGCCAAGCTCGGACTGTCCTACGGGCAAGTCTACAGCTGCCGGGGAGAGTACACCTTCAAGCACATCCACAAGGAGCTGAAGGGTACTGAAGGTTACAAGAACCTCTGGGTGAAGTGACCGGGTGGAGGGCGAGAGCCCTCCCTCCAATAGCTAGCATACAATCCCGTATGCTAGCACCTTGGAGAAGGTAATGAGAAGCGAACACGCAGCGTACCAAGAACTTCGGGCTCGTGCCCTGGATCTGCCGATCTACAAGATCAAGGCACCCACGATCATCATGCAGCGGGATGCATGGTGGAAGCGTGCACTGAAGTTCATCTACAACAGCCTGTGATCATGAAGTCCAGTGCCTGGAAATTCCAGTACCTGGACTTCGACGGTTCGGTGAAAACCAGTACCGCCGAAGTTCGGGAACCTGTTGAAGGCGAGTTCTACGCCTTCGGCGATCTCGGCTGTGGCAAGACCTGTTCAGCAGTGATGCATTGGAAGCCGATCAAAGCGGCGCTTCAAGCTCTCACCGGTCTTGACCGCCCGATCCAGTCCTACGAGGAGATCAAGTGATGGCAACTCTTCACGCCCACGTCATTTTCACCGACGGCAAAGAGGTGGATTGGAAGTTCTACACGGTCTTGGCCAACGCCTCACGGCTTGTGTCGGAAACCGTCGACGATGAACTTCACCACAACCACGCCGAAGGTGTTCGCGTCTTCAAGGTGGTCATGACCTGGACGCCGACGCAATGATCCTCATCGCACTGCTCCTGCTACTCCACAAGCACCGGAAGTAACCGAAGGGCGCCGAGAGCGCCCTTCGTGCGATGCCCCGCCCCCAGAGGCCTACCCGCCCGGCCCCGCCGTCCCTCGAGGCCCGAGCCGCGGCCCCAGAGGCCTACCCGCCTGCGCCCGTCAGGCCCCAGAGGCTCGCCCGTCAGGCCCCGTCAGGCCTCTGGGCTACGCCCGACGAGCCCCGCCCGTCAGGCCCTAAATTGGCGTCCCCAGAGGCCTACCCGCTGGGGCCCGACGAGCCGAAAATGAGCCCGAAGGCCCATTTTCTCGACCCTTACTTGGCCCACTTGTTCTTGTACTCGGGATCCGCCTCCTTCAAGGCCTTGTGGACATGCTTGAAGGTGTACTCGAGGCGACAAGAGTACACCTGGGCGTAGGTCAACGCTGCCAACTCGCCGGCCTCCTTGTGCGATGCCTCCTTGAGGTCACCAGTCAACACACGGATTGCATCGGCATCCGTCATGTTGCGCTTGGTGGGGGCCGATTTGTTGCGCCCCTCGATCATCGCACCCAGTTCATCGACCCTGGCAGTGAGTGCCTTGAACTCTGGGTAGAACGGGCCGTCGGCTTCATCGGCCCCGATCCAACCGCGAAGCTTGCCGAGATCGAGATTAATGGCCAGAACCGCCTCCTCCATGTTCTGCACGAGGTTCACGGTCTCCTCCCACTTGATCACGGCCTCTGCCTGGGCGTTGATCACGGCCCGCATTTCCGTCATGGCCTGACCTTGGCCGTTCACGGCGTCTTGCAACGTCCGCACCAGTTGTTCCATTTCCTTCATGTTCATTACTAACTCCTGTTTGTGCATGCGTCATGATCAACGCATATGAATATTATATACCCTTCTGGCTACCGTTGTACACAACTCTAATCATGGCCTACCATTGTGCGATGTGCGACGGCCCAGAGGCCTACCGATGATCGAAGCCCTGAGAACTTTGAACATCGCGCATCGTGCATCGATCCAGGACGGTGAGGTAGGGAGTTCGGAACGACGAACCTCGAGGGCCCACCGTAGCTACTATTAATTGCCCCCATGGACCTAAAGCCATTTTTTACTTTCTCCAGCACTTTTTGATGGCCAGTTTTTACACCAATAACCAATCTCTTTGGATGTATTACTACTCGTGATCAATTCGTGTGGTACGTAGTTGGTAACACTTAAGTTATTAATTTATAACGGGAAACTGCGTGCCCCTATGTAGGTTACCAACTACATACCAACTACGTACTACACCCCGGGCGGTGCTATATAAATATATAATATTGGGACATCCCAATGACACAACTTGACTTTTCCAGATCCAATCAATGATCATGGGAATTATAATTCTAACTAACTTTATTACTTTTAGTAGTAAATAGTGGGTAAATACAAAAGCCGTTATAAATTAATAACTTAAGTGTAGCAGAGATACTACATTCCCGGGTTAGGATACGGGTACCGTAGCGCGATGTTCACTCCCCGATGTAGTTCGTACTAGGTAACCACGTGAACCGAGGCACATCGCCCGATGAACGATGTGCCTCGATCTAGGACCTAAGGACTGGTCCTGGCGGGTTTGATAGAGGGTAACTAGTTGGTATGTAGTTGGTAAGCACTACGAAGTCTTCTTGGACTCCGCAATGAGTCTCATGAGCTCCGCATTCGGATCACCGCCCTCAGATCTTCGTGCGGCCCACTTCTTTTGCATGCCCTGTGAAATCTTCGCATTGCGACACACAAGGCACACATCCACCGTCGTGTACTCGGTCCGCGAACCATTCCATTTCTTGCCGAAGTGCTGGAAATCATTTGGCTTGACTTGCTGGCAATCACGACAAGGCTTCTTCGCTGGTCGCGGAGCCTGAAGTCGACTAGGGATGTATGTGCTCATTGCTATAACCCTCGTTGTGGTGGCAGCCTAGCGCATGATCGCTTTGCCACAAATGACGCATGTGGAAACAATGCCCGATGGGTCATGAGTCTGGACATCATGAGTACAAGAGGCTTGAAGAGCCTTGAGCCTCGTCTCGGCTCGCTTGGCCTGTTGGAGGATGCGCTCATTGCGATGGCGACTGGCGCGGAGGCGAAGTTCTTTGACCTTCAGAAAATCCTCTACAACCCATTCGCCGTTGACCTTGCGGTACCAGGTCATGGTATCCATCCCATAATGGCCGCAAAGATAACTGCCATGAAGGCTAGCGTGCCTAAGAAACCTTTGCAAAAGGCCCATAAGAAGCCATCCTTATAGGCAAGATAGAGCCACATTGTGATGAGCACTGCTACAAGAACCGCTAGAGTAATCATGGCTGTCCAATCACACCACTCGTGGTTCGATCACGGCCGTTGAGGACCGATGCCTCGATGTAGTGACGAGTCACAATGCGCTTGTGGTCGTTGTAAGGCCAAGCGACCGGAGCCTGACGTTCGAAGTGGCCGATGCAGAAGGTGCATCGGCCATTGCTGAGGCGTGGGAAGAACGAGCTGAGGCAGCGTGGGCATTGTGATGTCATGGGTGGTCTCCGATGTCATTCGAGCCACGATACACGGCGTTTTCGTTCTGGGTCTGCTTGAGAAGCAGGACAGATCGAAGTGACCTGATCTCTGCCATCATGACATCCATCCGCATCATGAGCTCACGAGGCGTTGTGCCCTTCTTGGGGTGCTGCATTTCGAGCAGGTTGTTGATGATGGACTCAGTGAGCGATGCGCTGAGTCCGATGTCCACTCGACCTGTACTGCGATTGAGGCGCCGTGCGAAGGCCTCCCAAATCTGTTGGTTGGTCTCTTCGAGAAG